CGAAGTTCTACTAATGAATCATCAGAAAAGATATACTCAAGTCCATTGGTGGTGCAATAAGCAACGTATTTATATACATCTATATCTTTATAGTTATGTTGGTGCATTAGTTAGCCCTCCTATCAAGGTAGTCTACCCACCACATATACAGTGTATATATACCGAGTGCTTTACCTACCCTAAGAACCATCATACGAGGCGCTGAAGTAGGCAATACACCACAGTCATATGGATGCTTAAGGCTATACATAAGTTCATACAACGACAGCAACTCACCTGTTGTTATATCATACCCCTTATCAAGATAGTGTATCCAGTTAGGCAGAGTGTTGTCGCTATACTGACCAACAGACTCAAAGTAGTAATCTCTTAAAGTCATTCAGCCCTCCTCAATAGTATTCGCAGTTGTTATAACGTGGTTAAGCACTGACCTACGCAGTGTATGTATATTACTAATCTTAACATCTATCGGATAAGGCTCATTATCATAAGCATTAACCACCTTTAACCACTTACCATCTGATACTTCTTGCATCTCTTTATGGGATACAAATACAACAACTAACTCATCATCAAGGCTGAACCCTTGCTCTAATCCAGTAATAATATCTTTAACCTTCATACTTAACTCCTTTAACAGTTATAAAACAAATAAAAAGGGTGTCGTGTAGACCACCCATGATATTACTGTGGTGTAAATACAGTAACAGTACGTTTGTTAGTAGCACCAAAGTTATCTGATGCACTCAACATAGCCAAGTATGGTTTATCACCACGACCACTCTTAACCGTTGGCTCTAAGTCAGATGCTGAAGCATTCGGTGTGAATGGTTTAAACTCAGCCTTCTGTGATTTAGCCACATCAAGCATCCATTGATAACAAGCCTTAACATCATACTTTAATTTACCATCAACAAGTTCACCTTCATTAGACCAGAGTCCTGAAGCATTCTCTTTAAGTACCACTTTATTTACCGTATTAACAACAACATCAAACTTACCTTTATAATTTCCAGACATAAGAGTCCTCCATATAGTTTATAAATAAGAGACCACAAAGTAACCACTAAGAGTCCCACGAAAAGGAACACCCAATAGGGCAAGACCAAATTCGTGCCACCATTAGACCACAAATTTTTTCGGGGTGTGGATTTCCATCCTATCTATAATTTTAGATAGGGTTAGTGTAAAGTCACCTATATAGGGCTGTGTCTGATAGGTAAATGTAAAGTTATGTGTAAAGTTTACACTAAATAGGTAGTGTAAAGGGTGTAAAGTTTGAGTATTTATATTATTATAGTACGCGCGTGGGTGTAAAGTTATATAGGGTAATCCATAAATAATCTATGTAAGGTGTAAGGTTAGGGTAAATAATCTATGTTGTAGGGTGGGGTGTATTAAAAAAATGTATCGCTGTGGGGTGCATAGGAATAGGGGGTTGTGAAAAATAATCTATAAAATCTACAAATTAATTTTTAATGTGGGGCTAAAAATATGTTGGTATCCAATAGTTTACATGTAAAGTAATATTATGTAAAAAACATTTTTTCAGAGAAAGACATAAAAATTTGTAGATTATATAGATTATATGTATTAACTTATATATATATATAGGGACTTGTAAAGTTCTCCAACAATCTATGTGGTTAAACACACCTATATTAAGATTGTCTTATGTAGATTATTTTAAAACTTTACATCTATAAGTGTAGTAATATCAATGACTTACATAATAATCTACCTGTAAAGCGTTTAACTTTACAGTGTAAAGTACAGGTGCGAGGTGTAAACTATTAACATCTTCTTATATAGATACATTTAAAAGTGTGTAAGGTGTAACCCCCCGAGCTATGGCACATTAGTTTGTTGTAAATAAAACAGGCGAAAAGAAACCTAGGTTATTGGCCTAGGTTTCTTGGTTTATTTAGTAATGAGCCCTGCGTTTCTCAGGTATCTCGGTTATTTCACTTGGCATCCGCTTTAGCTTTGCAGATTTGAACTTTCTTAGTTCCTGTTTGCTTGTGAACTCGTATCTCATCCAATATCTACCACATGGTGATTTGTTGAGTATGGTTATTTTACATTTATCATTCATATTGAACTCCTGTAAGGGGTGGAGCCTGGTTTCCCAGGACTCCGTTGGATTTACTTGCGTGTAAAGACCGGGTTGATTACTTTGACTTTCGCCTTGGTAGTCTTATCGGTTGCAAACTCTAAGTCGATACGTGGGCTTGGATACCCTTTGTTCGCTTGAACAAGTTTCAACTTAGCGCCGTCCTCAAGTGCCTTATTTATAGTGGCAAGTGGGATTGTTGGCTCGGTAGCAGGGATTTTCTCGTTTACGCCTTTGATATACATAGCATATCGGTCGACGCCATAACCAGTTTCCTGTACCGCTTCAAGCATATGCTTGAATAGTTCGGCAACTTCTTTCGCTTCGTACTCTCCATTGACCTTATCAGATACAATAGTGACCATTTCCACGCCCGACTTTTGGTCTTTCTTGGGTGCAAGTCTAACACCACCTTTGAACAATTTACTCATGGTTTTTTCTCCATTTGAGTTATAGATTCGCAGGTAAGCAAGTATGCCTACCTGCCCCTATCACAACACGCCTTGTCGAAGTGATGCCATCATTACACCATAAAATATTGAAAGCCTTATATCCCTTGCTACATAAGGGTTTGCGAGGTGGTGGTTCATATAGTGGATTAGGGCTACAATACCCATTTAGTATCCGTTTTATAACCCCCCGAGCCAATAAAAATAAAGTTTGTTGTAAATATAACAGGCGAAAAGAAACCCTGCTTTCGCAGGGCTCTTAGTTGAAAGGCTCAGGGCTTTCGCCCTTTGCCTAAGTTGTTAGGTGTAAGGTTCTACTCTTACACATGCTTCGGCTGTTAATCCTACACAGTCGCCGCACTTTGCCATTGATAGAAGCTCACGTTTCTTTTCTTCCATCGCCTTCTTAGAGCCGTTATCAAACTCTAACCAGTTGCCATCACCTTGTGGTTGCACCTGCAGTAACCATCTTTTGTGGGCACCAACATATTTTTCTTTCTTCATATATACTCCTGTATATTTATAGAACACACAACGCACCATTGCGAAGTGATGCCATCATTACATCATAGATTTTAGTTTATCCTGTATCCCTTGCTACATAAGGGTTTGCGAGTGGGTGGTTCATATAGTGTAAACCCATACGGGAGCATGGGAATAACAGCGTTTTATAACCCCCCGGGCCAATAAATAAATTTGTTTTTTAAATAAGAAACTAAACAAAAAGAAACCCTGCTTTCGCAGGGCTCTTGGTTGGGTTATTATCTAAGTCTCTTGTAGTGTAGTTCACCATAGACATCTTTGTATATCTTCAGCTCATCTTCGAGTATTTTATTCTCATCTCTAAGCATATCTATATACTCTCCTGCCTCGTCCACATCCCTTTCGTGTTGCTCGTTCATACCCTTTAGTGCGTATGATAGTGATGTATCCGAACCTTGGTAAACTTGAACCGTCTTACTAAGACACTCCTTACATAGGTTTGCGTGTACTACCTCAAACCTTTCTTCTACTGTTGCTATCTTTCCCATGTGTTACTCCTATATGACTCATCCACTATTGAATGAGTTGCCACCATTAGACCAAAAACTTGGCGTGTTTGTATAGTCCTTACATAGTAAGGTTTTGTAAGGTGGTGGTTTTGGGCAGTCGGACAAGTGGCAGGGGGGCACTCGGACACGGAACTTGGACCCCCCCGCCCTTAAGAAGTAAACCTCTTAATCCAAGACCTCCAAAAAGTAACGCTTTACACTATTGTAAAGAACTAAAAAAATTCCTACTAAAAAATTTGCATCTCCCAAAAAACCCTGTTATAGTACGTCTATGGATAGATTACCCCTTAATCATACGAAGTGGTCAGATAGGCTAGCGTTTGACATGGCATTGCTCTTAGAGAAGAGTGGTGAAACGTTGGATGAGGTTATTGACCGCCACAAAATTACACCTAGCGAGATGCTGATATTTAACGAGGACCCAATCTTTAGGAAGAAGGTGGAGGTTTATCGTGACGATATTCGAGAGAAGGGTGTAACGTTCCGACTTAAGGCCCGTGCTCAGGCAGAGGAATTATTGATAACATCGTGGCAACTTATTCATAGTCCTGAAGTATCCCCGGCAGTTAAAGCAGACTTGATTAAGTCGACAGTGAAGTGGGGTGACCTAGAGCCTAAGACATCAAGCCAAGACGTGGAAGCTGGTGGCGGTGTGAAGATTACTATTAACCTTGGTGAGTCCACGCATCAGATGACACAGGTGATAGAGCATGACGAGACAGACGCCCAGCTTGTCGACGCTGGTTAAGGCATTCGACTGTAAGTGTGAAGAGTTACCAGCTAAGAAGTTTACTACAACCAGAGATTATCATGACTTCGCGAATGACCTGATAGCAGTAGGCATCTCGTTTCGGGTTAAGATAATTAAGAAGCGGAGGCTCAAGCCGAGCCATATCATGGTTATGCTGCTGCAGACGGTGGACATGACCAAGCCGACAGAGCCTCCGTTAGAGCCGCACGACCACTCGCAGTCCTCAGAGGATACGCCGGGTATAGACAGTGTGGACATAATCGGGGCGTGTCCCAGTTGTGGTGTGCTGATGGCTAATAGTGAGTGGTGTGCGTACTGTGGGGAAGACACGGCGAAATTGTATAGCAAGGAGAGTAGGGATGAGTCAAGGCACTGAGATAGACTACACGCCGCCTAGGACTGGGCGGGAATTTATGTTGAGTGATTCGCCGATGCGGACACTTATGGGGCCCGTTGGTAGTGGGAAATCGGTGACGTGCTCGTTTGAGATAGTGCGTAGGGCCTGCTTGCAGGAGCCGAACGCCAACGGCATACGGAAAACGAGGGCTGCTATTGTGCGAGAGACGGCAAGGCAGCTGGCGGATACGACGATTAAGACGTTTTTAGATTGGTTCCCGCCGGGGCAATGTGGGCGGTACATGCGGACGACCAAGACGTACTTCATGAAGATGGGGGATGTTGAGTGTGAGGTGATGTTCCGAGCGCTGGACGACGCGGACGATGTTGCTAACCTCAACTCACTGGAATTATCGTTCGCTTGGTTTAATGAGTGTCGGGATATTCACCCTGATATTATTGATGCGATGTCTAAACGTGTGGGGCGATTCCCATCGAATAAGGACGGGGGGCCGACCTGGCATGGAATGTGGGGTGATACGAACCCGCCGACGATGGACACGTGGTGGTATTATCAGATGGAGCACATCGACCCTAAGGATGGGGTGAGTGAGAATGACAACGGGTGGGATGTGTTCAAGCAGCCATCGGGTCGTTGCCCTGACGGAGAGAATGTTGAGAATTTGCCGAAGGGGTATTACGATACTCAGGGTCGTAGCGAAGAGTACATAAGGGTTTATATTGATGGTGAGTATGGGCTGAGTTCAGCTGGTATGCCAGTGTACAAATACTTTCGTCCTGATTACCACATGTCACATGAACCGCTTAATCCGATTGTTAACGGTGTGAGACCCATCGTTGTTGGGATGGACTTGGGGTTGACCCCCGCTGCAGTCATCGGACAGCAGGATGCTAAGGGGCGTGCGATAATACTTGACGAGGCTGTCAGCTTCGACATGGGGATACAGAGATTTATGCGGACGGTACTCAAGCCGTTGTTATATGAGAGATTTCCGGGGAGTCCAGTGATGATAATCGTGGACCCTGCCGGTGTGCAGAGAGCACAGACAGATGAGCGGACGGTGGTGGACATCATCAAAGCCGAGGGGTTTAAGGTTAGACCTGCGAAGACTAACAGTGTGTCGGCGAGGCTCAACGCGGTGGACGAATACTTGATGAGACATGTGGATGGCGAGACGGCATTCATCGTTGACCCAAGGTGTACGAAACTTAAGAGTGCTATGATGGGTGGATATAGATATCATAAGAAGAACGGGACGATTGATAAGAACAAACACTCACATGTTGCGGAAGCACTGCAGTATTTGATGCTTCATATCGGTAGTATTGATGAGGGTGTAGAATTAAATCGCAGGAGAAGTGTAAAACCTGCCCCCGCGATGGGTTGGACCTGATATGATAACCTCGGGTGTGGTTTACTCTCCTCTTCCACATTGTAGTTACACACCCACCCCCCGATGAGTCACCTCTCGGGGGACCTTTTATTATAAAATAGTTGCATATGACAAACAAAACGTGTAAAACTGAGGTAAAACATCCATATATAGGGACATTTGGGGGAATTAAATGCCAGGATTGACAGTGCTTAGAGTAGTGGATAACGCTACAATGGTCGAGCAAGAGCGCGAAGATGCAGAGCGTACCCTCCAAGATAGGCAGAATGAGCCTCTATTTCTAGGTTTAACCTCATATCTTAAGTCATGTTGGGACGCTGCTAGGCAAGCGAAGAAACCTATTGAGACTATTATGCTTAAGGGCATGCGTCAGCGCAATGGTGACTATGAGCCAGATAAACTTTCCGCGATTAATAACCAAGGTGGCTCGACAATCTTCATGGGGATTACTGAAGTTAAGTGTCGTGCTGGCGAGAGCTGGTTACGGGACATCTTATTAGACACTGGTACTCCACCATGGGACTTAGGTCCGACACCCCTCCCCGATTTATCTCCAGCGCAGGCTCAAGAGATTGAAGCAGTGTTTGCTGAGAACGTGTTGAAGCTTGTTGAGACAGTAGGCCAAGCGCCTACAGAGATTGAGATGGCAGAGATGAAAGAGATGGTCACACAGGACTATCGCTTTAAGATATTACAAGAAGCACAGAACCGTGCTGATAAGATGAAGGTTAAGATTAGTGACCAGTTCGCACAAGGTGGCTGGGCAGATGCTTTCAATGAGTTTGTTACTGACCTCGTTACATTCCCATGTGCCTTCATTAAGGGGCCCGTCGTTCGACGTCAACGTCGACTAGAATGGGCACAAGATGAGAACGGTGCGACAGTCGCTAAGGCAGGCGAAGAGTTAGCTCCTGAGTATGAGAGAGTAGACCCGTTCAGGATTTATCCTGAGCCAGGTATTACTAACATTGATGAGGGTTACTTGTTTGAGCATCATCCGTTAACTCGTATGGAGCTAGCAGAACTTATTGGTGTGCCTAACTATGATGAGGAAGCAATACGTAAGCTTCTTAATGAAGGCAATTCAGGAAGCTGGATTAACGAAGATGTTAAACTTGAAAAGGAAGATGCAGAGCGTAAGCCGCAGAGCCTTAACAGACCTACAGAAATTTTTGACGCCTTAGAGTTCCACGGTAAAGTGAGCGGTAAGATGCTACGTGAGTGGGGACTAGATGGTGAGGAAGTACCTGATGAGGCTAGAGAGTATGAAGCCTGCGTATGGATTATAGGTAACTACGTTATTAAAGCAGTTTTAAACTACGACCCCCTAGGAGAAAAACCTTATGCTAAGACGTCACTTATTAAAAGCCCAGGAGCTTTTTGGGGTAAAGGTATACCCGAAGTTATTGAAGATGTACAAAATATCTGCAACGCATCTGCACGAGCTTTGGTTAACAACATGGGCATCTCTTCAGGTCCTCAAGTGGAAGTTAACCTCGAACGTATTCCCCCAAATGAAGACATCACTCAACTACACCCTTGGAAAATCTGGCAAGTTACTAACGACCCTATGGGGTCGAGTGCGCCGGCTGTAAGATTCACGCAGCCTGATGATAACGCTCAGACGTTGATGGCTGTATATGAGAAGTTCAGTGCGCTAGCAGATGACCACTCAGGCATTCCATCTTATATCTCAGGTGACCTTAATGTACATGGAGCAGGACGTACAGCGTCAGGCCTATCTATGTTGATGGGTTCAGCAGGTAAAGGTATTAGACAAGTTGTCATGCATATTGACAGCGATGTAATTAAAAAGATTGTTCATAGACAGTTTGTATACAACATGCGCTATGATGAAGATGAAAGTATTAAGGGCGACGTTGAGATTATCGCTCGTGGTGCAATTAACTTAGCAGTTAAAGAAACTGTTAACGTGCGCCGAATTGAATTTCTTAATGCAACCGCCAACGAAATCGATATGGAAATCGTTGGTAAAGAAGGCCGTGCCGCGATACTTCGCGAAGTGGCTAAAGGGTTGCAAATGCCTGTGGATGATATCATCCCATCTCGGGAGAAGGCCGGTTTCGTTGAACGCGAGAACGCCAAGCTAGCTAGTGAGGCTGCCCAACAGCAGCCACAACAGCCAGCGGGCGCAACTCCAACTCAACCTGACGGTTCTCCCAAAGGTGGCATGGATGGAAACACAGTGAGTAACCGTGTAACAGGAGGTGCGGGTTGATAAAGCCTTCACCAGAGGTTGTTCATGCGCTAGGTGCGACTGTACGCCAGTATCCAGTTCTATTAGAATGGATGCAAGGGTGGCAGCAACACGAACTATCGCAGCTACCACATGTTACTACGAACGTGGCATTAGCTCAGGGACGATGCCAAGTTCTAAAAGAACTCTATGAGTTCGCAGAAAAGTCCCCAGAACACGCAGCAGAGTCAAAATGATAGCTGTATTTTATTACGCATACCAATAGGAGCGATAACATGGCAATACCAGAGCAAGTTAAGAAACAGTCAGAGGCAGTACAACAATTATATGAAGACCTTAATACAGAGGAGGGCGTTGTAGCCCAGCCTGCTGAAGAGGGAGAAGTAGTTGAAGTACAAGCCGACCGTGTTGACGAACAAGCACCTCAGTCTGAACCAGAAGAGCAAACGGTTTCAGGCGCCCAAGAAGATAAACCACTAGAACAGAAGTATAAGACCCTACAGGGGATGTACAACGCAGAGATTCCACGTTTGCACGCAGACAAACGGGAGTTAGCAGGTAGAGTTAGTCAATTAGAACAACTACTTAGTTCAGCAGCGAGTCAACCAACACCTACACCGGCAGCGCCGGAAGTCCTACAAACTCTGGTAACAGAGCAGGACATAGAGGATTACGGTGACTCAATCGACGTTATGCGTCGTGTGAACCAAGAAGGAACTAATGCATCTAACCAACGTATCGCCCACTTAGAACAAACGATTCAGCAGTTGCAATCAAGTGTTATGCCTCGTGTAGAACAGTTGTCACAACAGCAAGCTCAGAATACTGAGCAATCGTTTTGGGCTGAACTTTCAAATAGTGTCCCGAACTGGAGAGATATTAATGAGAGCCCGGATTTTCAAACCTGGCTTTTAGATATCGACCCATTAACGGGGATTAGCCGCCAGACGTATCTCGAAGATGCACAGAGTAACTTCGATGCACGTAGAGTAGCTAGTTTCTTTTCAACTTGGGGAGACATGAATGGTATGCCACAAGCTCAGCAAGAAACAACTAGCGCACAGAGTCAGCTAGAGAAACAGGTAGCACCGGGTAAGGGTAAATCCGCCGGTTCTCCTGCATCGAATAGCGACCAGACATATACACCTGCCGATATTGCTGCATTTTATGACAGTGTCAAGTCAGGAGTATATAAAGGTCAAGACAAAGAACGTGCTAGAATAGAGCGCGACATTTTCGCTGCACAGCGAGACGGTCGTATTATCACTGCATAATATAATATAGGAGGCTATAATGGCTTTTGCGGTAGCAGCTGGCAAACCAGCATACACTGGGAATTTTATCCCAGAGATTTGGTCAGGTAAACTGATTGAGAATTTCTACGACGCTACGGTGTTGTCGGCAATCTCAAACACTGACTATGAGGGCGAAATCAAAGCGTTCGGCGATACGGTTAATATCCGTACAACACCTGAACTTACGATTCGTGATTACGTTAAGGGACAAACACTCTCTGTTGAGAACCCTGATAAACCTAAGTTACAACTACTTATCGATAAAGGTGAGTATTTTGCTGCGGTTGAAGATGACGTAGATAAAGTTCAATCGGACATCAAAATGATGGACCAATGGTCTAAAGACGCTTCTGAGCGTATGAAGATTAAGATTGACCAACGCGTGTTATCTGATATCCTTCCGGGTATTTCAGCTAGCAACAAAGGTGCAACAGCGGGTGCAATATCTGGCAACATCAATTTAGGTGTAGCAGGTACTCCATTTGCGGTAACTAAGGGTAATGTTATTGAGCATATCATTAACATGGGCCTAACTCTTGATGAAGCTAACTCTCCAGAGAGTGACCGTTTCTTAGTTATTCCAGCTAAGATGGCTGCTTACATCAAGCAATCCGACCTTAAAGATGCGTCAATTACTGGTGACGGTATGACACCACTACGTAATGGTCGTTTGGGTATGATTGACAGATTCACAGTATTTGTGAGCCACAACTTGAAAAAGACTGGTTCCGAATTTGATGTAATCGCCGGCCATAAAATGGGTATGACATTTGCTTCGCAAATGACTAACCTTGAAACTTTACGTTCTGAATCAACTTTCGGTAACATTATCCGTGGCTTGCAAGTGTATGGCTATAAGGTAGTTAAACCTGAAGCATTGGCTCAGTCAGTAATCACACTGTAATATAGGAGATATAAAATGGCTACATATACAGATGGAACTGGCTATAACTTAGGCACAGCAGCTCACGTTGCTTCGGGCATAAGTAAAGTCGGTATGTTAGAGGTTACTTTAAACTTCGCGACAATTACTGCTGACCGATTAGCCGCGGGCTTAACAGCTCTCGGTGCAAACGACGTACTAACAGCATTAAAAATCCCAGCTAAAACTATGGTTTTAGAAGTGGGTCTTGATGTAACAACAGCAGAAGGCGGCACGCTAACTGTTGATGTTGGTGACGGTGGTGATGTTGACGGTTTCTTAGACGGTGTAAATGCTAACACAGCAGCATCTTACACTACGTCTTTGGTGCTAGCGGAAGCTGCTCCAAATACCGTTCTCGGTTACTCAAATGGTAAATACTACAGCGCAGCTGATACTATTGATATTAAAACTATCAATGCAGCTGATACTGCAGTTATGCGCCTATGGGCAATCGTTGCAGACTGTTCGTAAGTAATTAAAGGTTGGGGCTTCGGCCCCGCCTTTTCTTTATAAGGAAAGACAAATGGAAGAGCAAAGATGGTTACGCCACAAGACTGATGGCACTATATACGGATGGAATAAATACCTAGCCGACAACGAATTATGTGAAGAAGTTTCTGAAGAGGTAGCATTCCCTGAGAAACATATTCCAAAGAAACAAAAGAAACGA